ATGGCTTTTTACAATTTATTAAGACCTGATGTTTGGCCTGACTGCAACACTTTGCTGTTAGAAGGATACAATACAGAACCAAATGATATTACAAAATGCGTTAACAAAATCAAGGATCTAAAATGACAAAATTATTAACCGACGGCGAAATGGTTGTTTTGTTGCATAACATGGCACGAACAGTTGAACAAAATGGTTCTAAAGAGCAAGGATCTGAATTGCGACAGACCGCCGATAGATTCTCAGAATTATCAAAAGCCGCAAGTGTTGCGTATCATAAAGCACAGCAAGGGTGACATGTACAGATTTATTTTTGATGTTGATGGAACTTTAACGCCGAGTCGTCAAAGGATTGATGATTCATTCCATGATCGGTTTTTACAATTTTGTAAAGAAGAACCTGTCTTTTTGGTTACAGGCTCAGATTATCCTAAAACCGTTGAGCAGTTAGGAGAAGATATCTGTTATCACGTTAAGCACGTGTTCAGCTGTTCAGGAAATGATGTTTGGATGCAAGGTAAAAATATCCAAACAAACAAATGGGAAGTTCCTAAATCTGTTATGGAATGGCTTAGTGATGAGTTGATTCGTAGTCCATATCCTGAAAGAACTGGTAATCATATTGAGATACGGCCAGGTTGTTTGAACTTTAGTGTTGTCGGTCGTAACGCAACGCCTGAGCAAAGAAAGAGATATGCTAGGTACGATGAGTACAATAAAGAAAGGCGAGGAATTGCCAGTACGTTTAATTATATCTTTGCTCAGTCAAACGCAAAAATTATAGCAAAGATTGGAGGAGAAACTGGATTAGACATATATCCTATAGGTAAAGACAAGTCTCAAATCATTAGTTACTTTCGTCCATATGACGATCTTGTATTCTTTGGAGATCGCATGGAAGAAGGAGGCAATGATAAACCTTTTGCGGATGTTAACACAAAAGGAATTAACCACCATGTTGACGGTTGGCGTCATACAATGGAAATCTTATCGTCAAATTATGGGATGGCGTAAACTTATAAATACCTTTAAGTTTTAGGCCATAGTGGAGAATACTATATATGTTTACAGTAGAGATGGATTGGGATGAAATTGCGATTACGGTTCTTGATGAAAGCGCTACGCACGAAGATGTTCAATGTTTAATTTACGAAGATACGGTTTATATGCGACAGTGGAACGATAAAGAAAATCGTTTTAGTGTTATAGGATTGTCGCCTGAAATGTTTGACGAATTGCGGATTTCTTTTGACCAAGGTGAAGGCGCCTATCGCCGTGAAACCATTCCGCTAGACGACGATGGCGAGTATGACTTTGGCGACGAGCAGTTTTAAAAAATTGGTACTAAGGCTACGGGGATTACCGCAAGGATCAACACGCAAAACGCTAATTCCCAACCACCATCATTTTGTAAAATATCAATGATTCTTTTCATTTAAGATTATACTCCTAGGATCTGATTCTGGGTGTTACTTGATGTAACATTTTAAACCCAAATCTATATATAAAATAAAACATTGAATTACAGAAAAATTTCAAATTTTTTACAAATTATCTATTGACACAACCTTTTGTTTAGTATAATATGGTTATATCAAATGGAGGAAAACAATGAAAGTTGTAGAAGTAAGCGCATTGAGAGATTACGAAGGCTGCCAATGGACTCGTTTGTTCACCACTGAAGAAAAAGCGTGGGAATTTGTACGTACTGCCGCCGCTGATGAGTGGTTGGGTGTTGATGACGTAAACGTTACCTGGGTTGGAGTTGATGAAGAATTCTACGATCGTGTTGAAAGTTTTGTAGTTACTTACGATTTGGAAAATGATAGTGCTACATTTCAGCGCTGGGATTTGGAAACAAAAGCGCATGTACCTTTTGAGGTCTGATTATGAGTATGCATATGATTCGTGGAGTTCAAGTCCACGGTAGCAAAAAACGTAAACCAAAAAAACTTGATATGAAAGCAGTTGAGTTAGAATGGCGTCGTTATAACAAGGATATGCGCCGTAAGAATATGCATTATCTTCAGTTTGAAGAACTTGATGATTACGTAGCATATATCTCAGGAAAAATGCCAAAACGTAAAAAGGAGTTTGTACCGTATGAAGTCCCGAAATCGAATGACCGCGACGAACCGCGCTATCCTAGCGTCAAGACGTCGGACACGATTCCTGGAGGAACCCCAAGGAAAGAGCCAAACAAATACACAGGTGACCTCCTCGTCGGAATTGGAACAATGCACAAGTCAAACATGGTCCCAATTATGCGAGGAACAAATGAAGCAAAAGACATAGCTCGTATGCGGAGGTGATATGTCGACCTACTATCCTGATAGCTGGGCTATCGTAAAAATTACAGGAACTGATCCACATTATAGAGTTTTTGGTTCTTGGTCTGGTGGATACCTTGATGGCGATTCTTGGAAACTTAATAGTGGTATTACCAATGTAACTGAAACAGAAACTCATTATCATTTTAAAGGGCATTCTGGTTCAGAATACGTTTGCCATAAAGAATCTTATGGTGTAAGATCAATTCATAATGTTGGTGTACTCACTGATTTTTGTGAACGATCAGGCGGTAAAGCAGAATACTTTAAAGATATGCCAGACGTTATGAACATGGATTGGATTATATGATAACATATAGCACCAATTGGATGGGACCTGTCAATATGGATTGGTTTCGAGAGCGTGGACTTGTAAAAGATGATAAGATCACTATTAACTACTGCGGTGGTCGTATCGACATTCGTGATAGCAACAAACAAGGTTATGACGGTTGGCATGAATACGCAGTAGCACCTATGCACGGCGAAGACTGGAATGCCCTTGGCGATTTCCTATGGGAATTTGAATCGGAAGAACTCATTCCATACGACGAATTAATCGAAACATTTGAAAAACATTATGGTAAGAAAATACGATGGTCGAAATAACTGAAGAAGAGTACAAACAATTCGAAGCACTCAAAAAAGTTTGGATCCACCTTCAAGCAGAAAAAACAGGTGTTTACTTTATCTGTGGTGAAGGTGGAGAAAAAGATGATATGGGCCTTCCGGAATTCATTTCGGTTTGCCCAGCTTTTGGCCTTGACGGCTTTGCCTATTACAAAAAACATAAAGAATATTCAGCACCGGAGTGGTAGTATGACGTTACCTATTGAAAGAACAAATGCAGTTTTGAATGCTGAAAAGTTTCTTTTGAAACTATGCATTCCTAGCCTATCTCCTCGAGTACCAAAAGCTATTCGTGAAGAAGCTCGTAGATTACTAAGGCATTATCCTACTCAATACAATATGCGGTATATTGAAGAAAGCTTTGAAGAGATTAAAGATCCACGAGCAGATGCGCTTGATGAGCTGACAAGACTAGGTCAGGAGATGGAAAATGAGTGGCCAACGTAAATATTTAAAATGGTGGGCAAGAACCGTTGGTATGCCGATAGGTATTACCGATGATGATAAACCAGAATTTTTGCCTATTTCCCAAAGAGCTGTTAAGAATGCGCTGGCGTTCAGGACCTTTTGGATTGTACTTCACGTTGTAACTTGCTTTATGATTATCACAGGGAATGGTCGAACATTAGGTTGGTGGTAGACAATAAATAACTATATTAGTTATGGAGTGTCTACTATGTGGTATTATGAAGGTAAGGAATTTACCTCAGAAGATATCGGTGAATACATGGGATTTGTGTATATCATTACCGATAAGACCAACGAAAAGAAATACGTTGGCAAAAAGCTTTTCAAATCAAAACGAAGATTGCCTCCACTCAAAGGTAAAACACGTCGTAGAACAAAAGTCGTCGAGTCGGATTGGCAGGATTACTTTGGATCCTCAGAAGAAGTTAAGATGCTTGTTGAGGAACATGGCCGCGATAACTTCCATAGAGAAATTTTGCACTTGTGTAATACAAAAGGAGTTATGAGTTACCTTGAAGCAAAAGAGCAATTTGACCGAAACGTCCTTCTTGACGATTCTTACTATAACGGTATCATCCAGTGTAAGATCCATCGTTCCCACGTAAAAAATTTAAAATAATTACATTTTTCTATTGACATTAGTGCAATCCTTTGATAGTATAGTAATATATTAAAAAAGGAGAAATACCTATGCCTTATACTGTTGAACTTGACATTGCTGCTGATGCCGACCATTCTGAAGTTGTCCAATTCGCAAATGAACATGGGTGCCGAGTTGTATCTCGTATTGAAGAAGGTCCTGCAGGCGGAAATCCTTGCTACACATTTGCCTCTGATTCGTTTGATATGATTCAGGAATTGACCGAACAAGTCTTAGGACAAGGTCATGGATTTGATGAAGAAGAACTCAAAACTATGATTGTGGAGGTGTGATATGATTATTCGTCGTAAAAGTTCCATCTCAGGCATTGTCCGCACTAAGGATATTGAATGTAATCCTAAAGATTACGAAATGTGGGAAAAAGGTTATCTCAATATGCAAGATGCGTTGGGATACCTAAAACAAGAAGACCGTGATTTTATTCTAGGAGGCATTACGTCTGAAGAATGGGAAAATATGTGGAAAGAAGAAATTTGTAATATAGTAATGGATCATGTATGATAATACTTTTTAATGGCCCTCCTCGAGCAGGTAAAGATCTTGCTGCTGATTTCTTTAAAGAAAAAGGTTTCAAGCACCTCTCGTTTAAGTACCAATTATATAAAGAAACCATCAAATACTTTAACGTTGACCACGATTGGTTTATGGATGGGTATAACAATCGAGAAATAAAAGAAATGCCTACGAGTTTACTTGGTGGGTTTTCTCGACGTGAAGCAATGATTTATGTTTCAGAAGAAAAGATTAAGCCTCGTTTTGGTTTAGATTATTTTGGCCAACAAGTCGCTAACGAAATTGATCTTACCAAAGATTACTGTATTTCTGATGGTGGTTTCGTAGATGAACTGATTCCTGTGATAAATACAATAGGTTCAGACAATTTTGTCTTGGTTCAACTTACAAGAAATAGGTGTGATTACTCTACAGATTCAAGAAGATATTTTGATGGCAACGTGATTGAAGAACATATAATCGGAAATGCCACACCTATTGAAAAGAAGTATATTCTCCCCCACAAATTCAACGTAAGAACGCACCGAGTTCATAATAATGGAACCATCGAACAATTTAACGAAACATTGGAAAAAATTTATATGAAGGAATTGAAATGAGTTGCATTTATAAAGGTCAGGTTATTGAGTCTGAGGTATCAGGCAATTCACGAGGTGGGACTGAAATGATGCGTGCACGTTTACTTGATAATGCACGTCACGATTTGCTAAAGAATGTGGCAATTCATTTTTCAAGACCGCGGCAAATGTACGATGACGTAAAGAATGTGTTGTATGCGCACGATCTTGCGGAAGATCCTGAAATGAACATTCTTACAAACGACGGTTGGAAAAAGTTTGACCATTTCGTTTTTGTAACCGCTTGGCAACGAGATCAATACATTACAAGATTCGGAATTCCATATTCGTTATGTAAAGTTATTCCTAACGCAATTGAAAAGAACTATTCGGTACCTGAAAAGGAATACGATAAAATTCGTTTCATCTATCACACAACTCCACACCGTGGTTTGGAATTGCTCGTACCGATTTTTGATGCGTTAACAAAAGATTTCCCAAACATCCATCTTGATGTATATTCTTCATTTGGTATTTACGGTTGGGAACAAAGAGATACTCCGTATGAAGGAGTATTCAATAACATACGCGGTCACGATAAAATGACATATCACGGCGCGGTAAATAATGATGAAGTACTTGAGGCACTTGATAAAGCACATATCTTTTTATATCCAAACATTTGGAAGGAAACGTCGTGTATTGCATTGATTGAAGCAATTCGTTCTGGCGTACTTTGTATCCACCCAAATTATGGCGCATTATCAGAGACAGCAGCTAATGCAACCGTTATGTACGACTATTCAGAAGATACTCGTTACCACGCAAACTTTGCGTATTCAGTTGCAAGACAAGTTCTCGAAAACCAAAAAGCTGATCCAACGTTTTTAAAGAATCTGACAACATCAGACAGATATGCGTTGGGACGCAATAGTATTAACAGTTTCGCAAACAGTTGGAACAAACTACTGAGAGATTTGACCGATGGCTGATATTATTGAATTTCCTAAGTTAAGAGTTGACGGACCGCCTCAATCACGGGAAGAGCTACAAACACAACTTGAGGAATTCAAATCAGAATACTCTAATGAAATTGCTGAGTTTCTGTGGAGAAACATCCTTGGTGAATTAGTACGGTCGGGATGTGATTTTTCAGATATGGAAAAGTATTTCCCCGCCATGCTTTTGGTTTTAGAATCAATTAGATCATTACATCTTCAATCACAGGGCATTCATCATAATCTTCAAGATTTTGCTAAAGAAGCAATTTCAATTGAAGAACTTGAGGAATTTGAAGAAAAAATGGTTGACATCGAGGACAATATAGATTAATATAGTACTATATAAACTAAATGGAAACTTAACATTATGGCAATCTTAGTAGATTATAACCAAGTGGTTCTTGCCTCGCTTTTCGCAAGTATTGGCAACCACACTAACCTTGACGTTGATGAAAACATCATTCGTCATATGTTCTTAAACTCTATTCGATATAACCGCAAAAAGTTTACTGACAAGTACGGTGAAATCGTAATCTGTGCTGACGGCAAAAATACTTGGCGTCGTGAAGCATATCCATACTACAAAGCAAACCGCAAAAAGTCTCGTGATGAGTCTGAACTTGATTGGACACACTTGTTTGGTATTATGAATACCATTCGTGACGAACTGCGTGAGTTCTTTCCTTACAAAGTAATTCATATTGAACGTTGTGAGGCCGATGATATTATTGGTACAGTAATCCATAATTATGGCACTGAACTCAATACAGGCAGTGAGCAATTCCTTGTTCTTTCAGGAGATAAAGATTACATTCAGTTGCAGAAATACGCAAACGTGGATCAATATGATCCGGTTCGTAAGCGTTGGATCCGCAATGACAATCCGCAGAAATATTTACAAGAACACGTTTTAAAAGGCGATGCTGGTGACGGTGTTCCAAACATTCTTTCTCCTGATAACTGTTTGGCTGTAGGCGATAGGCAAAAACCAATGACGCAAAAGCGTATTCATATGTATTCACAAGATACGTCTGAAATGGATGAAGAGACTTTACGTCGTTACCATCGCAACAAGATGATGATTGACTTGTCTCAAATTCCTATGGAATACCAAAATCAAATCATGGAAGAATACGATCAAGACAAAGAAGTAGGTCGTGAACAACTGTTTAACTTCTTTGTCAAAAAGAAACTTAAAAACTTAATTACGGACATTCAGGATTTCTAATGGCAATTACACTTTCAATTTCTGAAATCATCGGCAAATTACCCGATATGAAAACAGAAGAAAAAGTAGAATGGTTAAAGAAGAACGATTCTTTACCATTGCGTATGATACTTCAAGCAACTTATGACAAGGAACGAGTTGAATGGCTTTTGCCTGATTCTCCACCTCCTTGGAAGAAAAACGAATTTGAAGATGAAGCAAAGACTCTTCTTTATAAAGAGGCTCGACGCTTAAAGATATTCATCAAAGGCGGTGGATACGATAATCTTCAACAAGCAAAAAGAGAATCGTTATTCATTCAGTTGCTCGAAGATATTGATAATGATGATGCCGAACTATTGGCAAATTATTGTATTGCACAGAAATCCTTTAAAGGATTGCAAAAGAAAACCATTAACAAAGCATTCCCAGGTCTGATTAAGGAGTAAGACAAATGGCAAAATCGTTCAAGAAATTCCGCGAAAGTAAGTGGGATGATGATTGGGGCGATGATGACGATTACCGTGAACGTAAGAAAGCGGAAAAGATGGAAAGTCGTCGAAATAAAAGAAAAATGAAACGCAACGAGCGAAATGAAAATTTTTCTGAAGATTACCGAAAATAATGGTTGACATTCCTTTTCAATTGGTTTATATTAGTAATATAAATTAAAAAGGAAAATATGATGAGTTTAAGTGAAAAAGTAATCTTAACAGATGTTGATGGTGTTCTACTCGATTGGGCATATGCCTTTACTCAATGGATGGAACGCCACAACTTTGAGATGCTACCGGGTAGCCAAACCGAATATGACATCAATAAACGGTACAACTTGACAGTACCTGAAAAGGAACGTATTGTTCGCATGTTTAACGAATCTGCTTGGATTCGCAAGTTGCCACCTTTGCGTGACGCAATCAAATATGTTAAGAAACTTCACGAAGAACATGGATATGTCTTTCGAGTAATCAGCTCATTGAGTGAAGATACGTACGCAGGTCACTTACGTACAAAGAACTTGATTGAACTGTTCGGTCCAACTGTATTTGAATCTTATGTGTATTTGGATACAGGTGCCGATAAAGATGAAGCAATGGAACAATACCGCGACAGTGGATGTTGGTGGATTGAAGATAAACCTGAAAATGCCGCTCTTGGTACAAGCTTAGGTTTGGAATCAATCCTCGTTGACCATCCATTTAACCAAGAGTTTCAAGCTGAATATCGGTGTAAAAATTGGAAAGAAATTTACGAACAAATCACAGGAAACTGAGTTTGTCTGTAATAAATACAATTATGCACAGACCGATTATAGCATGATTCTTTGAGGCAATCTTCTGTGCAAGGTTGCCTTTTTTTGTTAAGGAGCATTGATGCCCAATTACACATTTAGAAATAATGAAACAAACGAACAGTTTGACATTCATATGTCAATTTCAGAACGTGATCAGTACGTTCAAGATAACCCTCACTTAACACAATTAATATTGGGAGCTCCTTCAATTGGTGATCCGCATCGTTTAGGTTTGAAGAAACCTGACGATGGCTTTCGTGATGTGCTTAAACATATCAAATCCCATCATCCGGGATCACGATCAACCAAAAACACAATCAATGACTTTTAGTCACATAGGAGGTTTCATGGCAAAACAGCGTCGTTTATCACGTAGGGAGAAGGCTAGACAAGCTCGAGAAATGGATCATATGGTAGGAATCTTAAACCAAAAATTTGGTATGAGAACTATTAAACCATTAACGCCAACGCAAGACGAGCTTTTCCAATCTTATCGTTCGGGTAACAACATCGCGGCCATCGGAACAGCAGGTACAGGTAAAACAATGTGTGCGCTCTACCTGGCGCTTCAAGACGTACTACAGAAAGGGGAGTATGAAAAAGTCGTCGTTATTAGATCTGCAGTTCAGACGCGAGAACAAGGTTTCATGCCTGGGTCAAAGGCTCAAAAAGAAGCAGTGTTCGAACAACCATACACAGATATCGTTAACGATTTATTTGGCAGAGGAGATGCTTATCAAATTTTAAAATCCAAAGGCATGATGCAGTTTATGACTTCATCTTTTGTCCGAGGATTAACTTTTGACAACACAATCATTATTGTAGATGAGTGTCAGTCAATGACTTATCACGAATTAGATACGATCATAACAAGAGTGGGAGAATCAAGTAAGATCGTATTCTGCGGAGATACCGCACAGGACGACCTAGGAATTTCTAAGAACCGGGCAGATGTGTCAGGTCTATGCGATTTCTTACGAGTCCTCAGCACGGTTAATTCTTTTCAATGTATTAAGTTCACGCCGGAAGATATTGTTCGTTCGGGTCTCGTAAAAGAATATATAATTGCAAAAGAACGCATTTTAGAGGCAGCGTAAGGATATGCCAGCAGCAGCAAGAGTTGGAGATTCAGTGGCAACAGGACACATTTGCGCAACGACTACAAC